GTGGTCGATTGGGGAGGCGGGGTCGGGCCGACGCTCGACGAAGAACTCACGAGTATGTTCCCAGACGAGTCGCATGGGGACGAAGAAGAACATCGTGTCGAGGAAGAGGTTATCCATGACAGGCTTGATAGGAGTAGCAAGCCGAGCAAATATATCCATTGAGACAGTGTGAGAATCACCGGGAATCACCTCGTCGAGGAAGATGGGCACCAGATAGCCCGCGTCGAAAGTCGTCTTGTGAGTGTGGTTGCGCTTGAACTTGGAGCGCTCCACGCGGATGTCGGGCACCCGCGAGAAATCCGCCGTCATGGCGGAAGGGAGGGAGGACGGCATCATGCCTTTGTTCATCAGAGTACCTCGGGGGACTTCGTTTCGACGACAGCCAGAGCAGGCTTTTGGAGGACTGCGCTCACAGCGCAGACCAGTTCGACGGTGCAAGGAGTCAGGAGCGCGGTGTCGGTGTCGTACTCACCGACCCGATAGAGGAGGAAGTCCTGGGGATACTGAGCGACATCCGTATGGGGGTTCTGGGCCATCTGGCCCACAGCGCGGAGGGCGATAGCCTCACGCGGGACGAAGAACGGAGCGGCGAAGACTTCGGCTTTCGTATCGCGAAGGCAGTAGGCTTGAAGTTTCATAGTTCTCCTGAGCGCATGGCGCTCTTTGAGGCGTGGATTTTCCCCGCCGCTACGCGGCGGAGTGGGTCGTGGTTTTGGAGCCAGGACTTCGGAGACCGTGACATTGATTTGACATTAGCATTTCTCCGCGCAGAACGCAAGGCATTATATGAGGACTCGTCCTCCTTGAAGGTCCTCATGTCGTAGTAGCGCGGAGGCCGTCTCCTAAAGGAGCCGCAGACGACATCGTCATCGCGGTAGGTCTCGCCCGAGTGCGCGTCTATCCAACGCGCACCGATACCAGGATTGCGAGACATGAGAGCAAAAGTAGGAGCAAGAGGCCGAGAGTCACCGGTCTCCAGAGACACAACGGAGGGAACATCCTCTTTGCCGAGGATGTAGTTGCAGACATAGCGGATGGAGGCTCCCGAAACCTCCCCCGCAGACACATGACCGAGGCCCCAGGCGGCCTCAAGCAGCGGGGAGGTATAGAGCCCCGAGCGAACAACCTTAGCGCCATGGTCAAGCGTGAAGTCGTGACCGAAGATGATAGCATGATAGTGCGGGCGGTGAGACTGGTCCCCGTATTCGGAGGCCAGGTAAAAGCGTATCCGACTGGGCGCCAGGGATTTGCGGAGGCGCTTCAAGAAGTTCTGACAGGTGACTTTGTCCACATCGACGACCTCGTCGTCGGCGTAGGTCAGGGTTATGAAGCTAGACCTTTCGTGGAGGATCTTCTCATGGAGAAGACGGACAGACCAATCGCTTGCGCGTTTCGCAAGACATCCCCCACACTTACCGCAAGGGAACCTGGTCCCTGCATAGCAGGGCATGACCGCCTAGAGCCGGATTCCGCCGCGCATAGTGCCCGTAGGCCGAGCATTGTTAAGCGGGTGCGGCACGGACTTCTTACGGAAGTCCCGCCGAGAGGCCCGCCGTCCCATCTTCGCACGCTCTTTTCGCATAGAATTTCTCCGTTGGTGTCAGTGGGCACTATATATCAAGTAGAGAGTCGTGCCCACTTTCTAGCCATGGCCGCCCCACGAAACCGCTATCCATAGGAAGTCGGTCCCAAAGGAGGGGCTCATGGCAAAGATTCTCGCGCGCGTGAACGCGCGAGGGGACCCCGGCCTTTAGCCCCAGGGGGCTCAGGCCGGGAGTAGCGGCAGAGTCGCTTTTCACTTAGGCTCCGGCTCAGAGACAGGCTTTTTATCAGGAGCAGGCCCTTCCGGTTTCGCGTTGTTCTGTTCATCGCGTTTCAGAGGGGGCCGCATGGATTGCAGATGAGCGAGAGCCTGAGCCGGAGGCAGGGCCAGGAGGGAGGCCACGAAAGCGGGGTCTGCCTTTGAGGTCAGTTCATTCAGCCGCTGGATGGCTTCGCCACGGCTGGCAGGGAGGTCTGAGAGGTCAGCATAGACAGGGACAGGAGCCTGGAGGCGCGCCGCGCCATGCTGAACCAGGCGGGTGATGTCGACATCGCCGCGTTCCTTGGTCTTGACGCGGCAGGGAGTCATTTCCTTCAGGTAGGTCACCATGGACATGGGAGTCACTCCTTCGGAGGTTGATTGAAAACAGGATAGCCCGGAGGACCGCGGCGAACAGGCAGAGGCCGCGGCTCCGGGGATCCTTTGGGGAGCAGATACTTGATGGCACCTACGCCGACACCGAGGTCGCGTAGGATGGAAGCGGCAGGCGCTACAGCGCCGCCCCAGGCTTTGATGGCGTTCACGGTTCCGCCGTGCTTCTCGTTGAACGCCTTGATGGAAGGAGCAGACGCGGCATTTGCCTCGGCGATTTCAGCCTCGGCGGACCTGAGCCTGGCGGTTTGCTCATCGACCTTGGTAGCGGCTTTCGCCGCGTCGCGTGCCGCGCCGAGGTTTTTGATTTCCTCGTCCACCTTGGAGGATTGATAAGCCGATGATATAGCGCCAGAAATATCCAGGTCCAGATTCGCCGCGTTGTATTCGGCCTGTCCAGACGAGCCGGAGGGGGTAGAAGCACCCCCGCCGGCGGACAGGATAGGATTCAGGCCCGCCGCGCGAAGGTCAGCGACCTCGCGCTGGTGGGCCGTGTTGGACATTCGCTCCTGGAAGGCCATCTGCTCACGCGACATTTCCCGCGCGAAGTCCTGATTGATACGACCGGCCTCCTTATTAGCGAAATAGTTGAGGCCAGTCGAGATGAGGTCAGCGCCACCGATGGCGGCACCAGCCCCCCACATTAAAACCTCCCCCCGAGCGTCGGGATGGAGTAGACAGGCAAAGGCCGGGCAGAGGTCTGCCGGATGAAGCTGTCGAAGATGATGTGCGGCTCCGTCGCGACAGCGATGACCCGGTCAACCGGGGGGTCTTCGGTGATGAAGGTCTCATCCAGGGTCGGCCTGCTGCCGAACTCCTGGGAGAGGTGCCAGTAGTCCAGAGGCGTAGCGCCGGTGGAACGGAAGAGCCCCGTAATTTGGGAGCGCTTGTAGCGGTATTCCGCGTAGCGCTCCTGGTAGCCGAAGACATCGTCGTCATCGACGGTGCCGTCGCAGTAAAGCTCCTTGGACAGGACGGCCTGCTCACCGATGTGAGCGAAGACCGGATAGGGAAAGTCGTAGCGCGTCGAGCGCGACCACATCCGGTCAAGGCCCTGCTGATAGGTCAGGTCCGCGCGAACCCGCGCCAGGCCGATGATATAGCCGTGTTCCTCGAAGGACCGGGAGAAACCATGACCGCGAGCGGACATAGTCCCGAAAGCGGCCAGGTTCCCCTGAGCGTCCTTCGCGGTAGGCGAGGCCGGGGAAGTGGTCTGAGCCACAGGGTGGAAATTCACCGGCGAGGTTCCCCCGCCGAGGTATTCCGGCCTCTGGAGCCGAGCGTCCGAGGACCGCACGCCGAAGTGGACCCAGTTGTGTTCGATGTAGCGAGTCCCGCCGCGAGAGTCCTTCTCCAGAAGCGCCTGGAGTTGGACGGCATAGCGGAGGTCATTGATGGTCGTAGCGAAGGCGCTGGAGAGGTCGGCCACCAGACGGCCATTAGGGTCGATGACCGAGTTCTTGCCGCTGGACTGGCCGCGCAGGACACCCTTCGGGGTCCCGCCGCCATAGGCCTCCAACAGTTCAGTCGAGGGGAGGGGGACATCGTTGGTGGCCTCCTTGGCCACCATGTAGTTGTTGTTCTCCGTGTAGGGGACGAGGGTAACCGGAGCAGAGTCCGAACCCACAGGGATTGAGACCGCGGTCCCCTTCTGAGCGTCCTTCAAACACGAGGTGAAGTAGTCGTAGCGTTTGCCGGACTTCAAGAGCGTGAAGTCGGCAGGGAGGTCTCCGGTGTCACCGACGCGCTCCACGACGGAGTCAATAAGGTTCTCGTCGCGGAACCAGTCGTTGTAGATTTTGTTATAGCACCGGAGCGGCAGGCTGTTTACGGCCAGGTCGGCGATACCAGTAGGCAGGCCGAAGTAGTCGAAAATAGAGCCAATGGTTGCTCCGGTAGAGGCGGGCAGGTGAACATGAGGGACGGTGTAGTCGATGGTGGAGTCGGGGTCAGGCCGACGCTCGCCGAAGAACTCACGAGTATGTTCCCAGACGAGTCGCATGGGGACGAAGAAGAACATGGTGTCGAGGAAGAGGTTATCCATGACAGGCTTGATAGGAGTAGCAAGCCGAGCAAATATATCCATTGAGACGGTGTGAGAATCACCGGGAATCACCTCGTCGAGGAAGATAGGCACCAGATAGCCCGCGTC